GGATGGCCGTTATGCGCTGGTCTCAAATACCACAGGCGTTGCCAACACCGCTGTTGGCCACGACGCGCTGGATTTAAATACCACAGGCAATTACAACACCGCTATAGGCCGTTATTCGATGACTGCAAATACCACTGGCGGTAACAACGCTGCTCTTGGCAGTGACTCGCTGGCCGCAAATACTACAGGCGATGGCAACAGTGCGGTTGGCCGTTTTGCGCTGTATGTAAATACCACAGCCGACAACAACACCGCTCTTGGTTATGGTACGCTGGTCTCAAATACTATAGGCGCTGCCAACACCGCTGTTGGGTCCACCGCGCTGGACGCGAATACCACAGGCACTGCCAACGTTGGTATTGGCTATAGAGCGATGATCGTAAATACTACAGGCGCATATAATTCTGCTCTTGGCTATAAGGCGCTGGAGGCAAATACCACAGCCGACAACAACACCGCTGTTGGCAATAGTGTGCTGTATGCAAATACCACAGGCACTGGCAATAGTGCTCTTGGTAATCAAACGCTGTATACAAATACCGAAGGCGACAACAACACCGCTGTTGGCAATAGTGCGCTGTATGCAAATACCACAGCCGACTACAACACCGCTGTTGGGGCCAACGCGCTAGTCACAAATACCACGGGCGCTAGCAACACCGCTGTTGGTTATTATGCTGGTTATGACGTCACTACGGGCGATAATAATCTCTTTCTTGGCCGCGATTCTGGGCGAACAGGTTCTCCCGGTGGCCAAATAACGACTGCCGATAACATCATGGTACTAGGTGATGAGAATATCACTGCTTCCAATATTCAAGTTGATTGGACAGTAGCCTCAGACCAGCGAGACAAGACGGACTTTACCGCACTAGACTTGGGGCTGTCGTTTGTTAATGCGCTGGAACCTGTCACATACAAATGGGACAAGCGGTCTAAATATATTGATAAGACTGACCCCACTGTGGATTTAGATGATGTTACGCATGATGGAACTCACAAAGAAGACTGGTTGGATATTGGTTTTAAAGCACAAGATGTTGAGGCCCTAGAACTTGCAGCAGGGTACAAGATTGCTGACAGGACTAACCTCACTACAAATATCTCCTCCGATGGCAAGCAGTACGGTATACAGTACAGCAAGTTTGTACCCATCCTAGTAAAAGCACTCCAAGAATTAAGCGCAAAGAACGATGCTCTTGAGGCTCGCATAGCGACTCTTGAGGCATGATAGAAAAAGAGCCTTTTGCTCTTTGGTAACACAAAGGAGAGACTAATATGACTGATACACCAACGGCAGATGAGATTGCCGCACACTTCTCTGCCATGGACGATAGCGTCACTCTGATCAACGCTACGGTGGCCGATGATACATCTGCCTTGAGTATGCACGGGACGGCCGCTGAGGTAAAACTCATGGTAACCCGGAATACAGATCATCTTGAAATACAGGCTGCAAAAGATTGGTATATTGCTTCAAGCGTAAGCAAGACGGCATATGCTGGGGCGGTAACTGCTGGCAAAGCTTACGCCGCAGGTTAATAAGAGAGAAAATTATGATGACGAATGGCCTCAAGCGCTACAAATCGGCAGGGGTGGGTATTGGGCCGGCGGAGTAATAGCAAGGAACCGGTATGCCGCTGACGAAAGTCCAGTTCCGGCCCGGAATTAATCGCGAAAGCACTTCTTTCGCGGATCAGCAAGGCTGGTTTGACTCTGATTTAATCCGCTTCCGGAAGGGACGCCCAGAGAAAATAGGGGGTTGGTCCAAGGTCAGTGGATCTTCCGTCCTTGGAACGGTGCGCTCGTTAAAAACCTGGGTCACTCTTGGTGCCTTGAAACTCATGGGGATCGGGACAACCAAGAAGTTTTATATAGAGCAAGGTGGGTTTTACAACGATATCACCCCAATCCGTAGTACGGCCACGTTGGCTGCAAACCCTTTCACCACGGGAAGCGCTGGTTCTGGGGAGATTACGGTAGTTGCGGCGGGTCATGGGGCCGCTGTTGGGGACTACGTAACTTTCAGCGGTGCTACAACGATGGATGGTCTGACAACCGCTGCTCTCAACAAAGAGCAAAGCATAACCGATATCGTGTCCGCCAACAGTTACAAGCTGGACACCGGAGGCAGTGCGTCTTCGGGCTCGACGGCGGGCGGCGGATCTGCGGTGATCGCGAACTACCAGATACACGTTGGTACGGGGGCCACCACCTTAGAACCGGGCTGGGGATCTGGTCCTTTTGGTGGTGAGACCACTACATATTCCCAGACAACCCTGGATGGGGGTATCAACGCCAGTGTCACGTCGGTAGTTCTTACTTCGGCTTCGGACTTTGAAACGGCGTCGTCTACAACGGGCGCAGCCGTCGCGGTTGTAGACACCACAATCAGTCTCGCGGATTCCTCCGGGTTCCCTGCAAAGGGCACGGTCACGATAGGCAGCGAGAACATCATATATGGGACGAATGTGAGCAACGTCCTTGGTGATATAACGCGAGCCGCTGACGGGACCACCGCTGCAATTCACGCCAGTGGCGCCACGGTGACCTTTGTGGGTCTGATAGCGATAAACGCTGAGTTGATCCAGTACACCGGCAAGTCAAGCCAGACGCTTGATGCGGGCGTTGTCCGCGGCACGCGAGGGACCACCGCTGCGGCTCATTCTGACGGCGACACCGTCAAAGAAGCCAACGACTTTACGGGTTGGGGTCAAGCCGCAACCCCGACTACGTCTATAGAAAACCGGCTCTGGTCACAGGACAACTGGGGCGAGGATCTTATCCTCAACGTGCGGAACGACAACATCTACTACTGGGACGCAACGCTCGGTCTGGGAAACAGGGCCTCTACTCTGAGCAGTCAGTCCGGTGCCTCGGATGCGCCGACGATAGCGCGTCAAGTGGTCGTCTCGGATGCTGATCGGCACGTAATCGGCTTGGGAACAAATACCCTTGGAACTACGGCGCAGGATCTTCTGCTTGTTCGCTGGTCCGACCAGGAGAATCCTGTCGATTGGACTCCTACTGCCACCAACACAGCCGGTTCTCAGCGCCTTTCGTCCGGCTCCGAGATCATCACTGCTGTCGAGACCCGCCAGGAGCTGGTTATCTGGACGGACTCTTCTATTTACAGCATGCGGTTCGTGGGGCCTCCGTTCACTTTTTCGTTCACGCTCTTAGCGAGCAACGCTTCCGTAATCTCCCCGAACGCTGCGGTGTCGGTCGGAGACCGTGTCTTCTGGATGGATACGGAGAACTTCTTTATGTATGCGGGGCAGATACAGACCATTCCCTGTACGGTCCTGAGGTACATTTTTGACGATATAAACCTTGTCCAGAACCTGAAGTTCTTTGCCGGGTCAAACCGGATGTTCAACGAGGTCTTCTGGTTCTACTGCACTGCCGATAGCGACGACATAGACCGCTATGTGAAATTCAACTATGCGGACAACACCTGGGACATAGGCTCCTTGTCCAGGACCGCGTGGGTTGACCTTGGACTTCACGACAAGCCACGGGCTGCGGGGGTCTCAAGCGACCTCAACTACGTCTATGCCCACGAAACAGGGACCACGGCTGATGGCGATGCCATGGCGCCGTTCATTGAGTCCACCGTCTTCTCTATCGGTGACGGGGACCAGTTTGCCTTCATAAGCCGGATCATCCCGGACATAGACATAACAAGCTCGTCGTCCGAATCTGTTAATTACGTCCTGAAGACCCGCGACTTTCCGGGGGATTCCCTGGCTACCAACTCCACGAGCGCCGTTACAAGCACCACGCAACAGTCTTTTGTCCGGTCTCGATCACGCTCGGCGGTCCTTCGGATCGAGAGCAGCGCGGGCGACATTGCATGGACCTTGGGCGACGTGCGGTTGGACATCCGACCGGATGGGCGGCGCTAGTGGCGAGGTTACTTGAAACCGCTCTTCCGCTGGTCACGCTGGAATACGACTTTGATACGATGGTGCGTTTAGTACGCACTCTTGAGGATGCCCTCACCCGCACCGAATTACCCGCTGTCATTAGCGGGCAAGACGATACCAATGGCCTGAACTGGTTTATGGACTGATGGCTTCTGCGTACAAGAACGTTGTCACCACTGTTGGGTCTACGGGGGATGTGACCGTTTACACCTGTCCCACGGCCACGGCTGCACTGGTGAAAAACATTAACCTGTACAATAGCCACACGGCAGCCGTGGTGGTATATTCCAAAATAACCGATAGCTCCGCTTCGGTAACGGTGATCTTGCAGAACTT